ATGGCCGATATGACCGCCATGGAATTGGCGGCCAGCAGTGCGGGGCTCAGCCAGTCGGGTACTCCGCTGGCCGGCCGTAACATGTTCTTGAATCAGGCTTTCGGGCCGTCGGCCGCCGCACCGTCCAACACGGTCGCCACCGATCAGGCCGATGCCATCGGTGCCGTGCTGGCGCGGATGCGCACCTCGGGCAGTCTGGCCCTGTCCACGCCGAGAGACACCGCTGCTGACCAGTCGTGGCGCAGCCTGGGCATGGTGGTCGGCAATGCGTCGTTCTCGGCGACGGACGCGGCCACGGCCTCGGCGCAGATCCAGTCCCCGCAGTTTCAGCACCGGGCCCACATGCTGGGGCTCGGCAATATTCATGACCCCACGACCCGGTCTTTTGTCGGCAATGCGGCCATCGCGCGCCGCATGCTGCACAGGGCGACGGGAACGGCCAATCCCACCCAGGAGCGGCTGGCCGCCGGCTTGCAGGAAGGCGGTAAGCTCCGCTACTTGCTGCAGAACACCGGCTGGGACAGCGGCACCACCGAGCAGTTCACGGGCTACATGTCTCAGCTCGTGGACCTGCAGCAGCGGGGTATGGACTGGCGTAAGGCCGACACTCTGCTGGCTCAGGCCTCCGACAAGTCCTCGCCGCAGTACGCGAAGGCCCGCGAGGAGCTCAAGCGGCACGGCTGGACCGAGACGCAGCTCCAAGTTGAGAAGGACACGCGGGCCCTTGACCGCAGCGGTGACCGGGCCGTCTTCGAGGGCTACATCGAGAACCTGAAGGCCTCGTCCAAGGCGGTCGAGGAGTGGACCGCTTTCGTCAAGACGTTCCTGGACCTGCCGCCCGTCAAGATGATCTTGGGTATGGGTGGCGCGGTCAGCAAGTTCAAGGACAATCCGGGCGCGTTGCTGGCGTACCTGGGCGGGGCGAACTCCACCCTCGGCTGGCAGGTGCCTTCCTCGCTGCCGTCCGCTACGACTCCTCCCCAGAACCTCACCTCGGGTATCACTGACCTGTCGGGAGGTCTTTCGGGTCTGGGCGGCCAGGCGCTGTTCGGCGGCAACACGACTCATGTCGGGCAGGCCGGCGCGTCGGGTGGCACTGCGGTTCCGCCCAGGGTGAAGAAGGACAAGCCGAAGAGCGGCGACGCCAAGAAGCGCTCCCAGGAGTCCGCAGGCGGCGGCGTTCAGGCGGCCATCAACTTCGCCATGGCGCAACGAGGTGAGCCGTATGTCTGGGGTGGCACCGGCCCCGACTCATGGGACTGCTCGGGCCTGATGCAGGCGGCCTACCGCTCGGCCGGTAAGAAGATCCGGCGTACCACCTGGGAGCAGGTCGGTGACGGCCAGCCGGTGTCGCGAGACCCCAAGGCGTGGAAGCCGGGAGATTTGATCTTCCCGAACCCCGGCCACGTGGTCATGTGGCTGGGTGGCGGCCGATACATTCACGCGCCTCGTAAGGGCGACGTCGTCAAGATCTCCTCTGGTACGCCCAAGGCGCATGCGGTACGCCGGATGATGGGCGGCGGCGGTAACGCCGATTGGACCAACTCGAAGGGCTCCGATCCGAAGGCGGCCGACGGTAACAAGAAGAAGACCGACAACGGTACGTCCTCGCCGCGCCAGGAGTTGTCGTCCGAGCCCGGCACGGACTGGAGCTCTAACGTCAACTCCCTCGGCCAGTCGTACGGGATGACGGCGACCTCGGGGACGTTGGGCATGTCGGAGCGTGAGGTGCTCGCCTCGATCTTCGGCGGTGCTCCCGGTGGTCCGTCCGGTGGTCCCGGTGGCAATTCCGCTTCCTCGCCCGAGGCTCAGCAGGCGTCCGACATGGCGGGCACGCTGATCAAGGGTGGTCAGGATGTTGTGGACGCGCTGCGGCCTTTTATCACCGACGAGAAGTCCAAGAAGAAGACGCCCAAGGGCGGCAGCCCGGAGGCGAACAAGGCGTTGGGCCGGGCCATGGCGGGTGCTCGTGGCTGGAGCGGCCGGCAGTGGAGCGACTTGTTGCAGTTGTGGGTGAAGGAGAGCGGCTGGAACCATAAGGCCGTCAACAAGAGCTCGGGCGCGGCCGGAATTCCGCAGGCGCTGCCGAGCGCGCACCCTGGCGTGGTGACACCTGAGTGGATGGCCGACCCGCAGGCGCAGATCCAGTGGGGCCTGAACTACATCGCCGGTCGTTACCGCACTCCGTCTCGGGCGTGGCAGCACAGTCAGCGGACCGGCTGGTATCGCGGGGGTGCGTGGAATGTGCCTGAAGACGAGCTCGCCACGGTGCACCAGGGCGAGATGGTGGTGCCGGCTCCTGAGGCCCGCAAAATCCGGGAAGTGCTGACCGACACCAGCGCGGGACCGGCCTCCGGCGCGAATTACAGTTTCACATTCGGCACTAATTCCATTCAGCTGAACGTTGGTCCTGGTGCCTCGCCGGCGACGGCCCGCACCACGGCGCGTGAGCTTTTCGAGGAATTGCAGCGCATCACCCGCGACTCTGCCATCGCCAAGGGCCTCTGAAGTCCAGCAGGATTTATATCGCGGGTTCGCACGACCATAGCCTGAAGAGTGAACATTGTTCCTCTATCAGGAATTGCCGGTGGCCTCATCTCTGAACGGTCCATTTGACGCACGAGTCCGCTATGCCATGGGCCCGCATGGCAGAGCTGTCTCAGTGCAGCGAGGCTGGATTGAAGAGGACACGACCGCAGGCCTATACACGCATTCCGGTGGGGCACGGCGAGTCGATTTTCTTTTCAACCCCGCGACCATTTCGACGAATTACAGCATGGGCGCCCAGGAGGAGAGCATTCCACTGCCTCCAGGAATGGACCCACGCGACAGCAGCGGCGTCTATCAGGGTGTCACCAACCAGCATCTGACCTTCGAGTTGCTTTTCGACAGATCGTTCGAGGTGGCCGGCGGAGATGCCGACGGGGTGTGGAGAGACGCGAAAGCCTTCCTGACACTGGTCGGCGTCGAGGACGAGAACGCGCTCACCTCGACGAACGGGCAGGGAACGGCCATCGGAGTCATGATGTTCGTCCCTGTGTGGGTCAGATTCGGAGCACGGTCACCGCTTCGGTATTTCGGCGTCATCCGCAGTCTGGGAATCAACTTCACCCTGTTCAGTCCGACGCAGATCCCGATCCGCGGCGCGATCTCGCTGAACGTGCAGCTCATGCCCAAGAGCGTCTCCTCCTCCAGCGCCAGCCCGGAATTCGACCGAGGACCTGACCTGCACGCCGACGAGATCCGCGCCCTGGCGTTGAGCGTCGCGCGTGATCGTCTCGCCCGAGAGAAGAGCGGATAGCGATGGCCAGCCGATACGAGGGCATGGCGCCGTCCTCCAGCCCTTATCGCGGCGGCATTCTGCGGGGCCGGGAGCTGCGCAAGATTCCGTCACAGCGGTTCAGATTCGGGACTCACCAGATTCGTGAGGGTGATCGGATCGACCTGCTGGCAGCCCAGTACTACGGCGATGTGACTCTGTGGTGGCGCATCTGCGACGCCAACCCCGAGGTCATCGACTGGATGTGGCTGTCCCCAGGGACCATGCTGCGCATCCCCGACCTGACGGGCTGAGGGCGACTCATGTACGTCTCAGCCCCGTACACCCAGATGTACGTCGACGGGAAGCCGCTCACGCCCGCTCCGCTTGATCTACGGGTGGAACAGCGACTCGGCCACCACACGATCATGCACACGCATGTGCAGTATCCGTGGCAGGCGGCCACCGACCCCGTCATGATCGAGGAGGACAGCCTGGTCCACGTGCGGTGGGGCAGCAAGCCGTCCGACTTGATCGACTGGTACGGCTACGTTCACCACGCCACCTATGACAGCCGCATGGCCGAGGATTCGCGCCAGGTGAAGATCGCCTACACGCTGATCGGTACCGGCCATATCCTGGCCGACGCCCGCACGAAGGCGTGGAAGAACATCACCGACTCCGGCATGGCGACGAAGATTGCCCAGCAGTTCGGCCTGGGCAGCGTGGTGCACAAGACGACGAAGATTCACAAATACCTCTACCAGCACGGCATCAGCGACTACGCCTGGCTGCAGGAGCGAGGGCACGCGACCGGCCGCAAAATGTGGGTGGAGAACGGCTGTTTGTATTTCGTCGACATCGCCGCCTGGGCCGCCGCCCGGAGCTCGATGGCTCCGGAGTTCGAGATCCACAAGGACTACGCGCGCCCGACCGATAACTTCCGGCTGCAGGTCGACATGGGCACCGACATGCCGCAGACCGGCCGGCAGCTCAACAGGCAGATCTACGGCGTCGATCATAAGACCGGCAGATTCGTGGAGCGGCACAAGCGTGACTCTCAAGCCGCCCGCACCCGTGTGCTGAACCAGCCCTACATCGACGCCGTCGACGACCTCAACTTCAACCTGGACGGGTACTCGGCCAGTGGCCAGGAGTGGGCCGGCGCGCAGGCCGATCTGATGGGTTCGACCCGCCTCAGCCCCGGCCAGCCGATCACGATCAAGGGCAGAGCCGTGCCCAAGCACCTGCGCGGCGACTGGATGGTGGTCACCGCCACCCACCATCTGACCGCGCCCGCCGTCAGCGGTGTCGGCTACGCCAAGTACGTCTCCAACGTCGGCTTGGCCCGCAACGCCAGAGACAACTACCGCTACAGCGACCAGACGGTGCTGACCCAGGACGACCGGTGCACGGCAGGCGGCGGATCCTGGCGGGCGGCCTCCCCCAGGCAGGTGACCTTGTGAGACCGTCCGAGGGCATGTGGTGGGGCATCGTGGAGGATGTCAAGGACCCCGAAGAGCGCCACCGCATCAAAGCCAAGGTCCCCGACGTGCTCGGCTCCGAGATCAGCGACTGGGCCGAGCCCGACAGCCTGGCCATCAGCAAACTCAAGCGCGGCGACAAGGTGTGGATCAGGTTCCTGACCGGCGACACCCGTCACGCCTTCTACCACATCCCGAACGACCACAAGCAGCGCGCCCTGCTCTACAACGCCGACGACGGCATCGACCTGACGCATCCGATCTCCGGCATGCGGCTTCGCGCCCCGGCCGGCACCGCGATGATGTCCGGCTCGTCCAGCAGCGTCAACGCCTCGGGCGGCAAGGTCCACTGCCAGGGTAAGGACGCGGCCGGCTATGTCCCATGCGTCGCCTCAGCGTTCGAGGAGGGCAGTAGCGAGCACCTGAAGGACAATATCCGCGTCCTTGATTTCGACCCCGTGAAGGCGATTCAGGACGCTCCGGCCAAGCTGTGGAATTACCGGCCGGAAGTGAGTCCCGACGGCCGGACGAAAATCGGGCCCATCGCTGAGACGCTCCCCGATCTGGTGCGCAGTGGCGACAATGTCGATCTCGCCGCTTTGGTGGGAGTGCTGTGGGCTGCGGTCGACCATCTCTCACGCCGTGTCGAGGAATTGGAAGCCAGACCTTAGCATTCGTATCGTTTAAGGCCACGCAAATACACTGAAATCGGAATTGTTTCAATTTCTTTCAGGATGGTGGTTGTGGCCGATAATCTCTGCGCGAGTCACGCGCTTGTCGCGAGCGCGTACTGATGGCTATTCGCCCGACCAAGGCCATTGATTTGCCGTTCAGGTTCTCGGTGGACGGCGGGGTGGCCACGACGACGGACCCTGATCGGCGTATCAGGCAGAGGCTCATCTCCATTGTCGGTACTGAGCCGACCGAGCGGGTGATGCTGCCGGCGTTCGGGGTGCCGGTCGCCAGTTTCCTTTTCGAGCCGGACCCCGATTCCGCCGCTGTCGAATTGCGCTCACTGACGGAGATTCAGGCCGCGATGTGGGAGCCGGCGCTGCAGGTGCGCTCGGTGATCCCGATCGTCAACGGCGAAGGCAACATCACGGAGATCGAGATGCGCTACCGCCGCCTGTCCGGCCCCGACAACGACTTCCCGAGCCCCAAGGTGCACACCGCCGAGATCACCGACGACGGGCAGATCTTGGAGTGGCTGCGTGGCTGATATCCCGATCGACTACACCGCCGCCGACTACGCTGATATCGTCGTCGACCTGCTGCGCCGCGCCGAGCAGGTGGTCCCGGAGTGGACGTCACGATCCCAGGCGGATTTCGGCGTGGTACTGGCCGAGCAATGGGCACACGCGGCCGACCTGAACAACTACGCGATCGACCGGATGCTCAGGGAGAGTTTCCTTCCGACCGCGATCACCCGCGAGTCCATTCTGACGTTGGCCTCGATGCTGTCTTACGTCAGCCACGCCAACATCGCGGCCACCGGCACCGTCACGCTCACCTCCGACACCGACTCTGTAGAGCCCATCGTGGTGCCGGCCGGCACCCGCCTGTCGTCGGTGTACGTGGAAGCCATCGACAGCCCGGTGATCTTCGAGACCGTGTCCGAGGCCACCGTCCCCCCAGCCGGTGGCGAGGTCGTGGTCGACATCGCCGAAGGCGAAACGACCACGAAGTTGCAGATCGGCATCTCCAACGGCAAGCCGGCGCAGCGGGTCTCGATCGGCCGCGACCGAGTCATCGAAGGCAGCGTGCGGCTACATGTCGAGGCTGAGCACGCCGACCTGGAGTGGACCCGGCTGACGCGCCTGGTCTTCGCCGGACCCACCGACTTGGCTTTCGCCGTGCGCCCTGATGCGCTCGGCGGCACTGTCGTAGCCTTGGGCGACGGAGTCAACGGGGCCATCCCTCCGCTGGGCGCGCGCATCTACGCGACCTTCCGGCTCGGCGTCGGCACGGCCGGCAACCTGAGCGCGGGCAAGATCGAATTTCTGGACTCCGACATCGCGGGCGTGAGCATCGCCTACGACGGAGCAGGCGTCCCGATCTCCTCGGCGATGTCGGGCGGTACCGGGCACGAGGACACCGAGCAGATCCGCCGCTTCGCGCCGGCTGCGTTCAATGCCCGCGAACGCGCTGTCACCGCAGCCGACTACGAGGCCGTGGCCTTGACCGTTCCGGGTGTCACGGCGGCCAGGGCGATCTCCCGACTCGCCTCCAGCATGATCGTCTACATCGCCGGCCCCGACCGTAACGTCCCGGCGCCTGAGCTGATCTCCGACGCCCAGGAGCAGCTCAGCCTCGCCGCCATGGGCGGCGTCACCGTCACCGTGGGCGGGCCCACACTCGTCGGTGTCAACCTCGGCACCGTCGGAACACCGGTCCGGGTCTTCGCCGCCCCCACCTGGCGTAACGACACGGTCGACCAGGCCGTACGCACTCAACTGACCAACCTGCTGCGCTCGGCGACTCTGAGCCTGGGCAGCCGCGTCACCGTCGGCCAGATCTACACCAGCTTGGCCGTGATGCCGGGTGTCATCAATGTCAACATCCCGATGATGGCCCGAGCCGATGCCGTCCAGACCGGCATCGACGACATCGTTCTGTCGCCGTGGGAGTTGCCGGTGCTGGGCGCTGTGGAGTTGGTCACGACCGGAGGTGTCGAATAATGGTCGCCGCATACCCGCCCCGGATCGATACACAGCCGATCAAGCGTGACCACATCGACCCGATCTGGGCCAGGCACTGGAATCTCATGCAGGACGAGGTCCGCGCCACCCAGCTCACCGTCGGCGTCAACCCGCATATCGCCACCGCGAACCCGGCCGAACGAACACCGAACTACGGCACGGTCACCGACCGGATTCAGCATGTGGCCCGCGGCGAGCCGATGTGCTCCTATCGCGGTCGCGCTCTGTCGATTCAGGTCAAGCCCAATCAACACGTCCGCTCGGAACTGACGGCCACGGAGGACACCCACGGCGCGGCTACGCCGACGGGATACCGGCTACCCGAGACCGGGTACTGGGTGATGCACGCCAAGGCCGATTGGCCCTCGACAGTCACCACGCAGGCGCACCCCACCGTACGTGCTCTGGGCATCGAGGTGAACGCGGCCGACATCGGCCTGACCGACAGTGTCATCGAGACGACCGCGAATAAGGACAACCTCACCACCCAGGTGACCTGGCAGGAGCGGCTGCTCAAGGGCACCGACATCAGTGTCAACCTGCGTGCCGCCAACGGCGATCCCGACCTCACCGTGATGCCGGCCAACGTCTATCTGCGCGTCTACCTGGTGAGGTGCATGGCCCAAGGCGGCGTCGTGGGGCTACCGACGGTCGGTTTTCCCACTCCGCCGGAAGAGCCACCCACAACGCCGCCACCCGGCACGCACCCATGGCCGCCTCAGATCGAACCGCCCTGCGCGCCCGCCCCACCTGGCCAGTTCTACTCCGCGAGCGTGTCGGACCTGTTCGCCGCGGGAGACACCGGTCCGCACCTGGCAAGCCTCGGCTGGTACTGAAACCCAGACTTAGGAGTTTGTCACCGCATGCCCGCATCATATCCGGCCGCCATTCGCGAATTCACGACCAAGCGCAATCTGATCGATATCGTTTGGGCCGAGCACATGAATTCCATGCAGGACGAGACCAACGCACTACAGACAACGCTCGGTCTAGTCCCGCAGATCGCCACCAATAATCCGGGCCACCAGGCCCCTGACCATGGCACCGTAGCCGCCCGAATTCAGCATGTGGCCCGCGGCGAGCAGATTCCGATTTTCCGAGGATCGACTCGTGAGGCGACCGTCACCCCTAACGTATGGGTCAGACCCTCGCTGCGGGCCGACGATGACGCATTCTCTATGTCCACCGGTACCGGAATCAAATTGTGCGAATCCGGCCTGTGGGCCTTCACCATCAAGGCGGACTGGAAGTCCACCGGCATCACGGTGCAGCAGGAAGCCACCCGAATGGCACGCCTGGAGATCGACGGAGTCGACATCGGCGTGCGCCATGTCATGCAAGAGCAGCCGCACAACAGGTATGCGATGCACAACACCGTGACCTGGATCGACACATTTTCCGAGGACACCGTCGTGTCCATGGGCGTACGAACGGACTGCGGCGGAAATCCGGGCCCCCTCCTTTACAACTCCTATTTGAGGGCGCATCTCGTGCGATGCCATCCCGAAGGGGAAGGTGGTTCGCTCCCTTTTGACGATATTCCGGATGTCGTCAAGCCACCTCCCGATGTGGTGGTCAGGCCGCCGGCTAACAATCTGAAGTACACGGTCCTCGTCACGCTCACCTGGATCGGGGGTCGTCACGATTACGAGACAGGAGTCGGTTCAGGTCCGCCCGGCGCCGCGGCCCACTACGAGATCATCGACAGCACGCATCCCAAGTACAACTCGTCGCCATACCCGAAATTCAACAGCATGAGTGAAGCCAGAGCGTTCATCGCATCGCAGCAGAGCAACTCCTGGGGCAACGACTACTACGCCTACAGCCCTCCTGTGACGGGCACTATCTCCTGGTGATCTATCTAACGTACGGAATCGCGGCAGGCACCTTTTGGCAATCTACCTAACGCATAAATACGGCGAGCGTTTTTACGGCCCCGAGCCCGCTCTGCCGAGTTTTGACGCGGAACGATTTGTCTCGTATTCCAGCGACTACCGGACGGTCCGTCTGACGTGGGATCCGCCCGTCGGCGTCTTCGACCGTTTCCGCCTGGTCAAGGGCCTGTTCGGGCTGCCCCAGTCGGAAATCGACGGCGAGATACTCATTGACGCCGAGGTACCCGACGTCGGCTACGCCGACACTGACGTGGAGCCTGGCCACATCTACTACTACGGCGTCTTCCTGCAGATCGACGGCGTCTGGACACCAGCCGGTTACAGCTCCTGCCTGCACATCGTGGACCTCGGCTCCACTCAATGGTTGTGGACCCGCCTGCCCAATCACTACCGGCTGCTGCGGGGCAACCACTTGACGCTTGAAGCGGACGAGAATCTCGACCTGCTGCGTTACATCACCGTCATCGGCTGGGGCCTGGACCGGGTGCGGACCGGCATCCGGGCATCCTGGTCTGCGGCCGACATTGACATCACACACGAAACCCTCGTCGACCTGATCACCGAACAGCTTGGCCTGCCCACCTACCCCGGTCTGACCGGGCTTCGCCGCCGCGCCATCGCCCGTGACGGAGTGGCTCTGGCAGCCGGCAAGGGCACCACCCAATCCCTGGAGGCGATCATGCGCACGGCGTCCGGATGGGACGTCGTGGTCCGACCGGGACGCAACATGCTCGGCTCCTTCGACCGCTCGCGCATGCACAACCCCTTGCCGGCCGAATGGGACGCCTCCATCCACTACGACGTGGGCGACCGCGTCTTCTTCTACGGCGTCTCCTACATCTGCATCTCTCCCGCCTACGCCTACGACCAGATGCCCGACGGCGAAGGCTTCCCCAACACGTGGTGGGAGCGGCTGAGTCGGGTCGAGGCCGACACCCTCGCCTACGAATCAGCCACCGCCAGCCAGCACGGCTGGCAGGGCATGAGTCACACGGTCGGCCAGCCGGACACCCTGGTCCAGACACGGCTCGCCCTGGGCATCCCCAGCGTCGGCGATACCGTCATCGACACCAACGCGGTCACCGTGCACAACAGCCACGTCAGCGCGCTCGACGCCGGCGCGCGGCTGCTGCCCGTGGCGCAGGACCTGCCCGTACCCGACCCGCTGACGGTCATCACCAACGCCGTCCCACTGCCCATGGCCAACGAGTGGGAAGCTGAGAACACCTACCGCTACGGCGCGGTCGTCTCCTGGCGTGGCCGTACGTGGCGAGCCGTCCGCCCGCCGTTGGTCGGCCAGGCGCCGCACCTGGACGTGGAGCGCTGGGAGGCCATCAACACCGATGGCCGACTGAGGTTGTGCCTGTCGGCCTACACCCACCAGCCGCATACCGATCCCACGAAGGCGCGCGTGCCGGTCCGGGTCTACATGGAGTTCTACGACGACCGGGGCCGGCTGATCACGCGAGAATTCGGCAACGCGACCGACAGCAGAGTGCTCGACACCTTCACGATCCACGGAGACGACGCCATCGCGGCCCTGGGCAGCAGAGTGACCGAGTACGGAACCAAGACATGGGTCGATCAGGTGCCTGGATTCATCCGTGACTCTTACACCTTCGGCAGTGTCCGACCGACTGCGGTGTCCACCCGCGCCGTGTCGACCGTCTCCTACGCCTCGGCCGACGCCACGGTGAGCGCTACCTTCGCCACCGCTCCCGCAGCGGGTCAGGTCCAGGCGCTCATCCTGCGCTACGTCTCCGACACCTCCTACCTCCGCGCCACCAGGACCGCAGTACAGGCGGTCGACGGCGGAGTGGTGAGCACGCTGGTGACCTACAGCACTCCGATCGCCGACGGAGACCGGCTCACCGTCACCGTCACCGGCAACAACTACGCCGTCAAGCGCAACAACACCCAGGTCGCGACCACGATGAGCGCTCTGAACGCCTCGTCGACCCTTTTCGGCCTCGCTGTGGAGCCCGCGTGACCCTATACAGCAACTTTCTGCCCAATCCCTCCGTCGAGACCGCCACCACCGGCTGGGTCGCCGACGGAGGTACTCCCAACCGCGGCACCAGCCACAAGCAGATCGGCTCCTACGGCCTGTCGGTCGCCGCCACGACGACCAACACGCAGACCAAGGGTGTCAAGACGACTGTCCCGATCGAACCGGGCGGTCCCTATACCCTGTCGGGTTACCTGCTCTCACGCAGCACCGCCTATGGCGCCGGCTACAGTCGCGGTGTCGTGGTCAAGGTCTACGATCTGCTGCCCGGAGAGCTCGACGGTGTCAAGCAGCAGATCGGCACGGGCACCTTCACCGACACTGGCCGCTGGGCGGTGCGCAACATGTCGCCGCGCGCCACAGCCGACCGGCTAGTGATCACCCTGCACACTGGTAACTCCTTCTACCAGTCCGGCTTTTGGCAGGTATCCGGCCCTTACGTCAGATACTTCCGAGCCTCCCAACACGGCGGCCAGTCCGGCGCGGAGATTTCGGCCAACAACTTCGCCGGCACCAAGTACGAGGCCACTGTCGACTGGGAGTTTATGGAGTGGCCCGACCGCACCGAACCTACTTACATCGTCGACTACTACGACCGTATCTGGCATCCCGCGGTCGACGGCGGATCGGCCACCGTGTGGCTGGACGCCCTTCAGCTTGAGAAGATCGCCACTGAGACCGCCTACAACGACGGCTCCGTAGCTGGCTACACCTGGTCTGGTGCCGCCCACAACTCCCCCACGCTGGGCCTGTCCGAGGGTGAGGCTCACGCCGCCGCCTCGTCGACCGGCACGATAATCTTCGGCCTGATCCTGCCCTTGCAGTCCGACGCCGAAGCGGTCAGCAGCGGCACGATCGAGAGCACTGAGATCAGCGTCGGTGCCGACGCCGAAGCGGTCAGCGTGGGCATGCTCGCGGTGTGGAACTACGGTCCGGCCTCGGCCACCGGAACAGCCCTGAGCATCGGCGAGATCGTGCTCGCGGCGTTGGTGCCCTTGGAGATCGGAGGCACTGCCACCTCCAGTGGCACGCTCGCCTCGCGCATCGCCGTCCCCTCGACCTCCATCGCCCTCGCCCTCAGCGAGGGCACCCTGGAGATCGGGTTGCCTCCCGACATGGAGGCGCACGGCACCGCCTCGTCCGTGGGCACCGCGATGATGTCCATCGCCGGCGTGTTGGAGGCGCATGGCCTGGCTGAGTCCGTCGGCTTGATCGAGATCGGCCAGGCCGTACCCGTCGGTGCCTTCCTCGACTTCGCCATCGCCGGCGTGTTGGAGACCGATCCACGGCTGAGCATCACTGCGCACTCCAATGGCGGCATCCTCACCGGAGCCAGCGGTCAGGAGTGGGAACGCGTCTACGCCGAGTTCGTCGCGCCGGACCAGGTGGACGGATCTGACGTCACACTCTGGCGGCGAGCCGCCTACGCTGTCCCCGGCCTGGTGTTCACCGGCCTACCCGCTGGCTCGTGGCAGGAGTTCACCCGAGTGCAACTGGAGTTGGCTCGGGGTGGTGGTGGCCCGACCCCGTACACCGACGGCGCGTCGATCCGCACCCTGGTCTATCCCGACCGGCTCAACCAGGCCCCGGTCGAAATCACGATCATCAACGTCAGCGGTGCGAGCGCCACTCTCGCCACCGGTATCACTTCTCCCATCGCCGATGACACCGCGCCGGCTTTGCGCGTCGATCTGGAACCGGATACGGCCTACCAGGTGTATACGACACTGGACCTGTTGCGTCCGTTCGCCGCCTACACGGTGTCGATGTACCTGTTGCCCAGCGATGGCATCACCGAGGCCGCCTTCTACATCCGCGACGCCGACACCTCCGCAGTAGAGCTCGCTCCCCCGATGACCTACTCCAACGCCGAACCCGCCTTCGAGCTCGGCGGCGCATGGCGGCGCATCACCTCCACCTTCATCGCCCCCATCGGTGGTGGCGCCGTCCTGACGTTCAACTGGACCTCCGTCGACCCTCAGGTGGCGACCGAATCCATCACCGTCGCCGGGTTCCTGCTCGAAGCCGGAGCGGAGACGCGCCCCTATTTCTTCAATGCCGAGGACAACCCGCAGATCCGGTATCGCCAGGGATACCTGGACCATACGGGCGGCGTCTTCCATTACGAAGATTCCGCGCGAAAGACCTACATTTTGAATGAGGCATTGAAGGATCACGTGCCTGCGGGAATTGGCATCAACCCCCCGGAATTCGGCCTGATCCCGCATTACGACAGCTAAAGGAACCGTATGTATCAGATTCAGGTTCTGACCCTCGCGGTCGGCACTGTCCTGCCCATCCTCGTCGGCCTGGTCACCAAGGCGTCATGGGGTGGCGGAGTCCGAGCCGTTGTACTGGCGGCGCTGTCGGCCGTGGCCGGCGTCGGCTCCTCGGCGCTGGACGCCGCGAACGCCGGCGTCGCCTGGGACTGGAAGATGGCTGTGATCACGGCGTGCAACGCGTGGCTCATCGCCGTCGCATCCCACTTCGGCATTTGGAAGGCCACCGGCGTCTCCACCTGGGCCAAGAACACCATGATCAAGGACAAGTCGAAGTTTGATCTCGCTGCCTGAATTCGGCCACCTCCTTCAGTCCGCGCTCATCACGTGGATCATCTGGGAGACCATCCACGGATTCGTAGGCCGCTGGATCAAGCCCGACTACCAACTCGCGCCGGTCGCCCTCATCGCCTTGGGCGTCACGATGACGCCGTGGCCGATCCCCAGAGCCGTGTTCACGGTGGTCGCGCTCGTGGCGCTCTTGCATTACTTCCTCAGCAAGACTTCACGCCGATAAAGAAAGACCCCCTTGCGGTCACCTAGGGACACTATGTCCGGGCTCCTACGGGGGTCTTTCTCGAAGCGGCGCACGCAAGGCGCTGTCCACCGGCCGGGACCGGAGTACCTGCGACAGGATTCGAACCTGCAAACCAGGACTTTTGAGGTCCCGAGCTTTACCAGTTAGCGTTACGCAGGCCCTGGACTCATTTCCAGGCTAGCTCATATTCTGTGCGCAGCTCGCGAGCGAATTCGCGTTGTTCCACACGCTTACGCCAGCGTGTACCGCTGTCGCCGCCGCTGCAGTCGACGCCTTTTCGGCGCCTCGATCGCCGCCAGCCCTGCCGCGTACCAGGGCAGCATCCAGGAGTCTGGTAGCGGCCGAGCATGCGATCCACCCTTCACGCCGTCCGATCTAGCTGAGACTGGCGGGTACGAGATTCCGCTCCACTGACCGGCGAACCCAGCCGGCGCGTGGCCTGCCCTTGGCGATGACGATCTCGCCGACGCCGGGCTGAAAGCCCTTCTCGACAGCCTTGACGCCCTCCTTCGACAGGAACACCGAGACCTGACCCTCGGCCGTCCTGCTGCGCCCCTTGCGAGCGGCGGGCTCGGGCGGGTTCATGATCTCGACCCGAAGGGAGGTGTTCGCCGTAGCAGCCGCCAGGACCGTGTCCAGGCCCTCGGTACGGATCCGGCCCTGCCAGTAGCCGATCGCGTCCATCAGCGATGACTCACACGGCGCGTCGAACAGTGCCTCGTAGCGGGTGATCGAGGACTGCACCAGAATCTCGCACCGCCTGAGGGTGGACATGAGCCCGAGCGGTGACACCGGTTCCTCGGCGACGGTGATGGCCTGGGCCTCATCCGCGAGTCCGGAGTCCTTCGGGGTCGGCTCTTCGGCCGGCTCGGCAACCTTTTCCGTTCTGGAAGGAGTTGGGTCGGTGTCTTCGTCCTCGGGTCCGCCCCATGGCTGCAGCCCGCGAGCGGAGATCTCCAGGATCGGAATTCCGGCTGTGGTGGCGGCGGTCAGGAGCCGGCCGGTGAACTCATCAGGCGGGTCGAACACCTCCCCCCACGCCACGATCAGGTACGGGGTGCGCTGCTCGTCGCGGTTATCCTCTTCCAACGCCATGATCAGCGTGCCCGCCACGTCGGTGCCTGACTCCTCCGCGCTGATCGTGAACTGTCCCTCACCGTGCGGGAAGACGATCTGCTGGTAGGCCTGCTCGACCGTGACGACTACGGAGTTGCCGGGCCTTCCGTCCATCTGAGCCCAGTCTGCGGCGGCGGACACGGCTTTGGAGAGGTACGACTTGTCAGCCGGCAGCCATACGCGCACGTCGGCCTGGTCCGGGGTGTCGAAGCGGATCCAGTCGTCCATCAGGTCGGCCAAGTGCGCAGGTGTGATCCTGCCGCCACCCGCGATGACGACGCTGATGGGGGTGTCCAGGGGGGCAGCGAAATCCGCTGAAGAGTCCATAGGGTGCCCTTGAAAGTTTTTCCGCATGGGGAAACTACGAAGAATGAGCATTGAAGGGCTCGGCGGGACGTGACCGCCGAGCCCAGGCTCCCGCAAGCGCACCAGTCTGCTGCTCTGGGGAGCACGCCGCCCGCTGCCAGAGTTCTTCAGCGGCGGCTCATGTCCAGACTCTACCGGAGTTTTGGTACCTTTCAACCCTGACCAAAACTTGGTCCGAAACTCTTGAACCCCTCCGGAGCCTCACTTGGCACGTCTCATCGAGGCGGAGGTCTGGGAGCACCGGCCCGGCATTCTCACCGGAGCCGCGGAGCTCGTCCTGATCCGCCTCGCAGACTCAGCCGGCACCGACCATCGCATGGTCTGGATCGGCGAGAACACCCTCATCGAAGACACCCGCAAGGACCGGTCCACCGTCTACGACGCCCTGTACCTCCTACGCGAACTCGGGATCATCCGCACCGTCCCGGAAGAGGAATGGCCTCCCGAGGCCAGGCGCTACGCCAGCGTCGTCCGGCAGGTCAACCCGGTCAGTCAGTGGGCGGTGATTCGACGCAGCGGCGTCGACGTCGTCCAGGACACTCAGTACACCCTGACGCAGTGGAAGGCCCGCAGCCGGCGCAGGAAGCCCAAAACCGAAGCCAAGCCCCAGTCCACCGAAGCGCTCGATGACGCCGTCGATCAGTGGCACGAATCCTCCGGCCGGCCTGACGGCGTCGACGTCTCCTTGCGCGAGCATCTCGGGATGACCGAGGTCCAGTACGCCGACTGGGCGATATCGGGGAACCCGACCTCCCTCGGAACGGGCGTCGAGTCGGGAATCCAGCCTCAAGGGGTCGGATTTCCGGACCCTAACCAAAAACAGAACCAAGAACAGAAAGAAGAGACTCCGTCTCTTCTTACGTCGCACAGCAGCGCGACGAAGCGGAGCGAGCGCGACACCGACCCTGAGGCCGGCCTGGACCCGGCCGACGGCCTTTTCGACATGCCCAAGTCGACGACCGAATGGCGCACGACACATCAGACATTCCGACCGGACACCGGCCTCGGCCTGGTCGCCTACTTCGAGCAGGCGCTGCGCGCCACAGCCGGTGGGCGCCGAGCTCTGCTGGTGCCCGATCCGATCAACCGCAGAGCCATGGCCGCGACCCTGAACCGCTGGAAGCGTTCCAACATCCCATCCGACCGCATCAGGGCCTGGATGATCGCGTACGCGGACTCCTGTGGCTCTCGCAAAAGCGTGGTACCGCCCTGGAAGGACTTCCTGGCACGCCGGGCCGGCATCGCCGCCTCGGTCACCGAACAGACCGAGCACGAGACCCGGCACGACCCAGACCACCCGGATTTCGCGGCCTACTGGGGCCTGACCCCCGACGAGGCCGCCTCCCTCGTCACACCAGTGGACTCACCATGACCATCTTGTTGTCCGGCATCGTCGGCTCGACCGCCTACGGACTGGCCGGTCCAGACTCCGACGTCGACCGGCTCGGCGTCTATGCCGTCCCGACCCAAGACCTGTTCGGGCTGCACCCGCAGAAGGAATCCAAGGTCACCACCGACCCGGACGTCACCCTGCACGAGGCCGCCAAGTTCTGCCGGCTGGCCCTCGGCGGCAACCCCACGATCATGGAACTGCTGTGGCTGCCGGAGGAGCTGTACGAAACTCGATCTGCTCTCGGCGACCGCCTGCTCGACATCCGTCGCGCGTTCTTGTCGGGCCGCCGAGTTCGTGACGCCTACTTCGGATACGCCAGCCAGCAATTTCACCGGCTGAAGAACCGCGGCGACGGCAGCTTCTCGGCCGACACTCGAAAGAGGACCGCCAAGCACGCCAGGCACCTGGCCAGGCTGCTTCACCAGGGACGGACCCTCTACGAGACCGGTGAACTGATCATCAGACTCGACGACCCGCAAAAGGTCGTCGACTTCGGCGAGCGCGTCGCCTCCGGCGACATCGACGCCGCCGAGGAGTTGCTGGCCCTGACGTCAGGTGCCTTCGACGCGGCTCGCACGCCGCTGCCGGACAAGCCGGACTCCGACATTGTCGAGTTGTGGCTTCGCGTCGTTCGCGGCCTCCATCTGAACGTGGGGGATCTGACGTGAGCGCGTACGAGGGCCTGATCATCCGGCACAAGGTCGGCGGCTGCGCGGTCGTCGAGCACGCGCCGGACAAGACCCGGATGACCTTGGAGTTGCTGACCCGCCTCAACACCTGCGCGTGCACCATGAACGTCAACCGGGGTGGGATCTGGATCGGTGACACCGCCTACCGGGTGACCGGTTGGGATCCCGAGGCCAAGTCCTTGATCCTGGAGCGGGCATCAGATCTGGACTTCGCGTGATCGACCGCGAGATCGACTGGCGGATGCGCTGGAAGTGGTCCTACATCCCCGAAGCCTTGCGCGGCCTGACCCTGGCCGACTGGCCGCCGCAGAGTGAGGCCGGCCACCGCGCCTTGGCCGCCGCCCGGCATTTCGTCGCCACATTGCCGCAGCGGCTCCAGTTGGCCGGCGAGAACCTGCCCCGCGAGGACCGCACGCTGGTCGGCGTGGGCATGTCGCTCGTCGGCTCGCACGGTACCGGCAAGACCGAACTCGCCTGCGGAATCTTGACCGAGGTTGCCTACGCCGGAGCCTCCATCTGCTACGTGCGCGCCGACGATCTCATCACGGCGATGGTCCTGACCGCACGAGACCCCAAGACCGAGGAGGAGGAGAAGCTCCGCTACCCGGCCGAGATCTTGTGCCGGCGAGTGCGCCTGGCCAGCGTCGCGGTCCTCGACGACCTCGGCAAGGAACACAAGACCGACAGCAAATTTGCGCAACGCAAGATCAACACGCTGCTGCGCGGCCGGCACGGTGCCGCCCGGCCGACGATCGTCACCTCCAACGAGCCGATCCCCCGGTGGGTGATCTACGACGACGCGCTGCCCTCCTTCGCTGCCCAAGCCCTGCCCACCACGCTACTGATCGGAGCTGATCTACGTGTCCGCCGATGACAAGCAGGAATTTTGGCGCCGAGCCCCCATCACCGAAGAGCAGGCCAAGGATCCGCTGACCGTGGATCGGGCGTGGAAGGCGCTCGAACGCCAACTGCTCTGGGACATCTGGGAGGCCGGGTACTACACCAGCTTTATCCAGCGTGATCCGATCAGTCAGCATGATCCTCGCCTCGTCGCCACCGCCTTGGGCTTGAGGCGCTTCGATGCAGGGCGGTGACATCTCCAACGTCGGCCCGCCGACGATCATCGTGGTCTTCGACGACCTGATCGGCCACCGCCGTCCAGGCCTGCCACCTGAGCCCTCGACCCCCGGCCAGAGATGGCGTGAACGGCTCCGGATCGGGCGCACAATCACCCCGGACACCCACTGGGACCTGGATCCGATCGTCGTGAGTGTCCTTCAGCGGCTGTTCATCATGGGCCGCCTCACCATCGACATCGTCACCTTCGTCCCTGAAGTTCGCGAGATCGACGATCTCCTGTCCGCCGCCGAGGTGCCATGCGGGGGCGTGACCTACTGCGCCCCCGACCAGTTAGCCCGCCGCCTGGCTTACCGCCCTGACGTCACCGCGGTCTATCACCCCTACCCCGAGCACGGCTGGAAGTACGGCTCTCGCGGGCGCACCGTCACCCCGGACCTGCGTACCAAGATCGGCATGATGTAAGTGGACTACCCTCGCCATCTGATCTCCCACACGGTCAAGACCGGGGACATCGCCACGGCGCTGGACGCCGGAATCCGGCCGGAATGGATCGCCGACTTCGAGGCCGGCCGCGTCTGGCGGTACCTGGTGGAGTACCAGACCAAGTACGGCAAGCCGCCCACCTCCGAAGTCCTGTCGGCTGAGTACCCCACCTACACCCTGCTCACCGACCCCGAACCCATCGGCTACGTCGTCGACAAGCTGCGCGCCATGCGAGCCATGTCGATGCTGGAAGCCTCGCTCGATCAGGCCGTCGGCTACCTGGAGCGCAGCGACGTCGACGGCGTCCAAGCCGAATTGTCCAGCGTGCTGGCAGCGCTGGCGGCCGAGTTGCCCAGGACGACCGATGTCGACATCACGCAGACCGGTACCGCTCGCATGGAGCGCTACATCGCGGCCGGTAAACGTGACGGCGCCATGGTCGGGATCCCCACCGGATTCGAGCGGCTCAACGAGGCTCTGGGCGGATTCCGGCCTGAGCAACTGATCGTGATGGTCGGGCCGCCCAAGGCGGGCAAGTCGACCCTGCTGCTCGTCGCGGCGCTCGCGGCGCACGCCGCCTACAAGAAGCCCCTGCTGGTGGGCTTTGAGATGTCCGGAGTCGAGCAGGAGGAGCGGATCGACGCGCTGCGCGCTCATGTTTCGGCCAACGACCTGCGCGACGGTCGGCTGAACCCGACAGATATACGCAAGGTCGAGCGGGCCACCCGCCAGATGGAGGCGATGGTCCCGTTCTACCTGTCGACCGACACCACCGCCTCCAGCACCCTGTCCGGGCTCGTGGCCAAGGCCCAGCAGCTCAAGCCCGACATCTTGCTGGTCGACGGGGTCTACATGATGGCCGATGAGCAGGGTGAGAAGCCGAACTCGCCGCAGGCGCTCACCAATATCAGCCGTGGGTTCAAGCGTGCGGGCCAGGCGTTGAAGATCCCCATCGTGATCACCACGCAGGTGCTGCTGTCGAAAATGATCGGCGGTGAAGTCACCGTCCAGTCCATCGGCTACAGCTCGGCCTTCGGTCAGGACGCCGACGCGGTGATCGCGGTCGAACCGACCCGCGAGCACGACATCTTCAAGGTCAAATATCTGATGGGTCGGACCGTGGCCCCCTTCTCCTTTTTCGTCCGACGCGACTGGAAGGGCGGCTACATCACCGAGCTCGCCTACGACCCGTTCGGCGAAGAGGACTTCGCCGAGGACGATCTTGTCGATGCGCGCTTCTAGGCACCTGCCGATTCCGGGAGACGTCCAGTCCGCGTTGGAAAAGCTCGGGCTGACGGTCACCCGAGTCGACGGCGACGAGCTCTACACCCACTGCCCGGCCCACGAGGCGCTGCTGGGCAAGGCGGACCGCAGCCCCTCCTTCTCGGTCAACGCCGAGACGGGACTGTGCTTCTGCTTCTCCTGCCACTACGGCGGAAGCTGGGTCAAGTTCGCGGCCGACATGCTGGACGCCACCGAGGGTGAAGCCGTCGCCTGGACCCGCGCGCAGGGCACGCTCGGAGCCTCCAAGAGACGCCTGGACCGTTTGAAGGCAGACCACGATCAGGTGGTCCCGGTGGTGTCACGCGCCGCTCTGGCGCTGTGTGAGCCGCCCACACCGCAGATGCTGGCCGGCCGCGGTATCACCGCCGAGGCGGCTGCCGCCTTCGGGGTGCTACGCGAGGGCGCGGCCTGGATCCTGCCGATCCGCGCCACGGACGGCCGGCTGATGGGCTGGCAGGTCAAGGACGGCGGCTACGTCCGTAACCGGCCCGCCGATGTGGTGCTCAAGGGAGAGTCGATCTTCGGGGTGCATCTGCCGCCGCGCCGGGTCGTGGTCGTGGTCGAGTCGCCGCTGGACGCCGTGCGGATTCATGGCCTGGACTGGGATCGGTTCGGTGTGCCAGCTCCGGCCGTGCGGGCAGTGTTCGGCAGCAAGGCGAGCGGAACCCAACTCGATCTGCTGGCCGCCAGCGGTGAGCGGGTCGTCTCCTTCCACGATCATGATCCGGCCGGCTGGTCCATGGCCAAGGCGATGTACGCCGCCTTTCGGGCGCGTGGCCGACTCATGCTCACGGTCACCTATGACGGGTTGCCTCGTGACGTCGACCCCGGTGACTTGACCGACGAGCAGATCGTGGCGCAGATCGGCGCGGCTGTCTCTCCGGTGCGCCGGAGGTGGCGTTGCTGACCGTCGACCTGTACCCCTACCAGGATCCGGCCGTGGGGATGCTGTTGGAGCGCGGCAACCTGTTGATGGCGATGGACATGGGGTTGGGCAAGACCGTGACCACCATCGCCGCAGCCGAGCATCTGCTGGGTGAGGACCTGGTGTCCACGGTGCTCATCTGCGCGCCGACCGGGCTTCTGTATCAGTGGGCCGCCGCCATCGCCGCCGCCACGGACGTGGAGACCCGGCTGCGCCGGCTGAAATCCAAGACGATCCAGGTGCCGACCGAGAAGTGGTGCGTGGTCGTCGACGGCACGCCGGAGCGGAAGCGCCGGCAGATCGCACAGATCAAGGCCTCGCCGCCGCAGTACGTCATCGCCAGCTATGCCACGGTGGCGGACTACGTGCCCCTGGTCTCGCGCCTGGCGCAGATGGTGGCCATCGACGAGGCCACGGTGCTCAAGGGGTTCAAATCGGCACGGTCCAAGGCCTTGTCCCGGCTGCAGGTGCCGTGGCGCGTCGCCTTGACCGGCGATCCGGTGGAGAACGATAAGCCGGAGGAGATGTGGGGCATCATGCGCTGGGTCGACCCCGAGCTGCTGGGCAGCTTCCGTGACTTTGAGCAGGCCCACATCCGACGCGATGTTGTCGGCCGGCCTGTGCGGTACGTGGACTTGCACGGGCTGCAGGCGAAGCTGTCGCCGGCCATGTACCGCAAGCGGACGACGGACCCGGATGTCGCCGGGTTCGTTCCGGGTGTGAAAAAGGACGTCTGGCGTGTAAACCTCGATCGGGAGACACTCGTCGTATACAAGCGACTACTACGCGATTTAGGTGAGGAGCTGTCGCGCCTCGGCGGCCAGGCCGAATGGGACATCGATGCGTACTACAGCGGGATGGACGAAGGGAGTGGACCGGGCCGGGTCGGCGGGATTCAGGTTGCGGCACAGATGCTTGTGGATCATCCGCAACTCGTCCGCAACGCGGCGTTGAAGTTTTCCCAAAACCAAAACTCTGACCGAAACTCTAGGCCCCCTTACGTGGTGCGCCTGGCGGACTCAGGCGTGCTAGAAAACCTCACATCAACCCCCAAACTGGACATTCTGTCACGCAAAGTGATCACCATCCTGACCGACCCCGCCAGCAAGGTCATCGTGGTCACGAGGTTTCGCGGCATGATCCCGATCCTCGAAAAGACCTTCGAATCCTTTGGGGTCACGCGCTTCGACGGCACCATGAGCCGCACCGCCAAGGCCGAGTCGGCGGCGCGGTTCAACCAGGATTCGGACACGCCCGTCATGGTCATGACGCACGCGGGGGCCTACGGGCTTGACCTGCCGTCGGCCACCCACTTGATCAACTACGACCCCGCCAGAAGCTCCGGGCAACGTAAGCAGATCGACGCACGACACGTCCGCGCGGGTTCTTCCCACCAGACGGTAAACGTTGTAGACCTGATCGCTGTAGGGACCATCGAGGAGTGGGCCTACGACCTCCTCGCGTGGAAGAGCCGAGTCGCCTCCGCGATCACCGACGGTGATGGCATTGGGGAGCACGGGGTCATCAAGAACGCCCGCAAGCCGCTGACCAGGTACATCGCAGAAATTTTGGGCGATTCCTGCTAGATCAGCCGCTAGTGTCCCAATCGTTACCGTGACACTTTTAGGCCCTGCCAAAACTGGGTAAAAACTCAGCTATTGTCGGTTCTGTACCAAGAATCACTGCAGACGGGGCAGTACCTCCAGTGCACACCAGGAATGACGACGACCCTGAAGGGTCCACATACGACCAAAGGGAAGTCCACGACCTGGCACGCCAGAAGTTCGCGCTCGACCAGCAATACGAAGCACTCGGCCGCCGCCGCGCCACCCTGCGCGACCGCATGCTGGAGGCTGTCAGGGCACATGGCCAGCAGGACCGCAACGGGAACCTGCACCTCACCCTGGTTGACGAGATCCCGGTCGGCGACAAACGAGCTACGGGACTCCATATTCGCCGATCCGCCCGCCACAGCTTCGACGAGGACGCAGCACGTGCCCTCGCCGAACGTAAGGGCATCCTCGACCTCGTCCAGCGCGCCGAGACCACCACCTACATCGACCAGGACGCGCTCTGGCAATGCCAGCAGCAGGGCCTCGTCGACGCCGAGGATCTCGACGCACTCATCACCACGACATACACAGCTCAACTATGGGGGACGTATCGATGACGACCGATCCCACGACCGTAGAAGTTTTTCCCTGGCGCGCAGCGCCTACCAACCCCCATATAGACCGCGCCGACACTGACGTTGAGCGCCTCGGACTGCTTGCGACGAAGGTCTACGAGGTCAGGCTGAGCCCCTCACTCCCCCTTCAGAGCATGCGATTCCACAGCATCGGTGACCTGGGCATCATGATGGGCCGCAGCCCCGTCACGATGCGCAAGTGGGAGATGGACAAGCTCCTGCCGCGAACTCCGTTCATCATCCCCCTGCACGACTCGCCCCTGGAGCGGGACGACCAGGACGCGCCGGGCCGCCGCCTCTACACACCTCGCATGACTCTGGGCGTCGTCGCCATCGCGCGTGAAGAGGGCGTGCTGGAGATGTACGCCAAGCCAGTCGGCAAGACGAAGTTCACGACCAAGGTCGCCACGCTGTTCGAGCAGGAACTGGAGTACGAGATCAGCCTCCAGACGCAGACCTTGCAGGTGGCCTGATGCGGGTCAGCGTCAGTAAGCACATCATCATCAACGGCGGCCGATACAACAGCCTGCGCCTCGAAGCGACAGTCGAACTCACCGACGAAGATCTCGACTACGACGACGACGACCAGCGCGACCCTATCGACGTCGGCCTCGACCGAGCGATGACCGCAGTCAACGACGCACTCGGTCCTGAACTCGAACTCATCAAGCAAAACCAAATCGCGGAAGACCACCAGTGGATCACCCGCGTCATCAAGACGATCACCGCAGACCAGGGGGAAATCCCATGAGCACCATCCGTCGCTCAGCCGCGACCGACGACGGTCCTACCACCCGTCATCTCCGCCCGCCCGGCCGATCCGACTCCCCCGCTCCCCTGCGCCGTGTCGGCGCTCCGGGCGCCGGGATCAAGGCCCTGCTCAAGAAGCACGCCACCACCCGCACGGGCGCGTACCCCGAGTTCAAGCCGGACGAGACCGAGCGCGTCGTGCAGATGATCGACGACGACATGATCGCCGGTTATTATTTCCATTGGATCGAGGAAGCTGACGGCCGAAAGAGCTTCCTGTGCCTGGCCAACCCGTCGGAGGATAACTTCATCGGCGGCGACGGCGAGCGCGGCTGCCCGCTCTGCGAATGCGCCAAGATCACCAAGGCTCCGCAGTTCCGGGCAATCTTCAACGTCGTAGAGGTCGCCGATTGGGACAAGAAGCACCCCGAGGTCGCCGTCCTGGAGACGGGCGTAACCTTGGCCGGCCTCATCGCTGACGCCGCCGAGAGCTCGCGCTCCGGTCCGATCAACCGCGAGGACATCGCTTTCGCGGTCAAGCGGACCTCCAGCGGCGAGGGCGCAAAGAAGAAGTACACCTTCCAGTTCAACCCGCTCAAGGCCAGGGACCTCGAAGAGGACTATGGCGTCCAGGCCCTCACCGATGAGCAGCGCGCCGACCTGCTGGCCAAGCGCTACGACGCCTCCATCGTCAAGACCGACACCTATGAGGACCTGGTCGCTCTGGTCGAAGACCTGTACGGCTGAACGTCTCCTCCCACAGACTGGGCGGCTTCCACGCACCCGACCGGTGCACTTTGACCACGTGGGGGCCGCCCTTCTCGTACCCGAAAGTCCCCGCTCGTGCGACACCCGCCAACGACGATCCTCACCGAGAGTCAACTCGCCCGCGTCGTCGACTACTTCTCGCGCTACGACGACATCACCCTCGACGTCGAATCCGTAGGCCCCCATCGCGGAATCCCGGCCCTGAACGACGTCACCTGGATCTCCCTTGCCACCCACGGAGCCGCCGTCGTCATCCCGATGGACCACCCCATCGGCGACCGCGTGATCGACCACGTCAAAGTCCCCAAGGTCGGCAAAGACGGCAAGACGCGCCACTACAAGACCCCCGTCTGGGAACCACCTCCCGTACAACTCCGCCGAAACGTGGTCTTCTCCGCACTCCGGCCACTGCTGTTCTCCAGCCGGCTGAAGAGCGGCCATGGTCTCGCCTTCGATCTCGCGTCGATCGCCAAGTACTACGCCGGCCAGATGCCACCGCCGCCATACCACTGCACCCTCACCTCCTCCTGGCTCCTCAACGAAAATCGGCTCAATGGACTCAAGCCCAGGACGAAGGCCGAGTACGGCTTCGACTACGACAAGGAAGGCGTCGGCAAGAAGGTCGAATCCTTCCCCTTCTCCACGGTCGCCCTGTACTCACGCCTCGACTCCCAAGCCTCCTGGCTCCTGAAGCGGCGCCAGGAGAAGCAACTCGCCGAACAAGACCTGCAACGGGTGTGGGACCTGGAGATGGAAGTCCTACAGGTGTGCGCCGAGATGCACCTGGCCGGCGCACCCGTCTCCCGAGCCCACTTCGAACGCCTCCGCCAGGAGTTCGGCGAGCAGGGCGAGATCCGTGAGGCCGCCGTCTACAAGGCCGCGGGCAAGGTCTTCAACCTCGCCAGCCCTGCGCAGAAAGCCGAGGTGCTGTACTCGCCCAAGCGGGCGGGCGGCCAGGGTCTCAAGCCTGCGAAGAAGACACCGGGCGGCGACCCGTCCACCGATGCCGAAGCCCTGTCCAAGCACAAGGACAATCCGCTGGCCGCCGCGATCTTGGCCCACCAGGAGACGGCCAAGCTGGTGTCCACCTACGTGGACGGCTACCTCGGCACCGCGGACAAGCCTTCCATCATCGTCAATGGCCGCATCCACGGAACCATTCAGCCCTACGGCACCGCCACCGGCCGCTGCAGCTCCAAGAACCCCAACATGCAGAACATCCCCATCCGCAGCGCCGAGGGCAAGAAGATCCGGCAAGGCTACGTCGCCACCGAGGGACACAGCCTCATCATCGGCGACCACGGCCAGGTCGAACTGGTTCTCCTCGCGCACTACGCCGGCGACGGCGCTCTCTTCCAGGGCTTCCACGCGGGTATCGACCCACATCGCGTCACCGCCGCCATGATCCTCGGCATCAGCCCCGACCAGGTCACTCCAGAGCAACGCAACAAGTACGGCAAGACCATCAACTTCTTGATCGGATACGGGGGCGGGGTATCCCTGCTGGCGGAGCGGGCGGAGATCGACCGGTCCGAAGCCGCGGACATCTTGCAGGAGCACCGCACCCAGTTCCCCGAGATCTACCGCTACAAGAGCCGCCTGCTGAAGGCAGCTCGCAGCCGGCCCGACCACCACATCCGCACGCTGTACGGACGTAAGCGCCGCGTACCCGACATCTCCAGCACCGACTCCTACCTCCGCTCCCGAGCCGAACGTCAACTGATCAACAGCCACATCCAAGGCAGTAACGGCGACCTCAACAAACTCTCCATGGTCCGCACCCGCAGCCTGCTACACGAGCACGGCTACGCCGACCGCGCCCGCCTCATCCTCACCGTCCACGACGAAATCGGCGTGGAATCCGAAACCACGATCGCCGAACACGTCGCCGAACTCGTCCGGGACGCCATGATCGGCCCCGACATGCAGTCCCTCCTCACCGTCCCCCTCACCGCCGACATTCACGTAGTCAAAGATTGGGCCAGCGCCAAATGACCATTGAAGTCCCCAGAAGCACGCTCACCCAAGTCCTCTTCGACCTGTCCCAAGGGGACGACGAATTCGTCCACGACATGATGGACATGTTCGGCCTCCTTCCACCCAGCGAGGAAGGCATGGAAACCGAACGGAATCTGAGCGACATACGCATGAACTGGGCCTCCCCCTACGCCGCCCACATCGAAATGATCTCCTTCATTGCAGCGAAAATCTCCGTCTGTTCTACTCTGGAACAGCCGGAGGATCCAGACCTGGTAATCGAGAGAATCAACGAACTCGCAGCCGTCATGAAGGCCGTCGTAACAACAGCCTTCGGCGCCATAGCACAAGAAGAATTTCAGCGAGGGCACACACATTGTCGAACGACTTCTGGCTGAAGAAACTCGCCGAAGCATCCGGCCGCCGGCCACCCGTACCCGCAGCTCATCAGGCAGACACGAACCAGAGCTCGACCCACACCGTGGACTACCGCCCTTGGTGGGACACCACACCCGTACAACAGCGGCAGCAGGCCGCCAAACAGCAGCAGACGGTCGAATACCGGCCCTCCCAGGCTGAGAGTGTCAAACACACCGGCCTCTGCCCACACTGCCGCTCAGCCAATTACATGCCGGTGCAAACTCACCCGGTCGAGGTGTACCGCTGCTTCGACTGCTCCCCCCTACAGAGCATCGCAGCCGTCCAAAACACAGGCGACGCCGCCCAAGCGACCCGCCAAGTCAGCACAGAAAACAATTACAACCCTGGCGTGATCATCGCCAAGGCCTGAACATAGCGTGGAGTCTTTTGTGACCGAGATGTCGGTGTTCGCCGAAACCATTTACCGACAGAAGTACGCCATGCCCGGCGAGAATTGGGCGGACACCGCCAGACGAGTGGCCACCTCGGTCATGGGCCCCTACCTCCCCGAACTCGTCGACGACGTCACCGAACTCATCACCAGCAGGCGATTCATTCCAGGCGGCAGATACCTCTACGCCTCGGGAAAGCCCTTCCACCAGGTCCAAAACTGCCTCCTGCTCGACGTCGAGGACAGCCGCGAAGCCTGGGCCGACCTCATGCGCCGCGTCACCTCAGGCCTCATGACCGGCGCCGGCATCGGCACCGTCTACAGCAAGCTCCGCCCGAAGGACGCCCCCGTCAAGGGCATGGGCGGCACCAGCACCGGACCCATGGCACTGATCAACATGGTCAACGAGACCGGCCGCCACATCAAGCAAGGCGGCAGCCGCAGATCCGCCATCTGGGCCGGCCTGCACTGGGACCACGCCGACGTCTTCGACTTCATTCACAGCAAGAACTGGTCAGACGACGTCCGCACGCTCAAGGACAGGGACTTCAACTTCCCGGCCACCTTGGACGGAACCAACATCAGCGTGATCCTCGACGACCGATTCTTCGCGGCCTACCACGACCCCGACCACGAGCTCCACGACCACGCCCAGCTCGTCTACTGGCACACCGTCACCAGCATGCTCACCACCGCCGAACCCGGATTCTCCGTCGACGTTGGCGAAAACGCCGGCGAGCACCTGCGCAACGCGTGTACCGAGATCACCAGCCGCGACGACAACGACATCTGCAACCTCGGCTCCATCACCATGTCCCGCATCACCGACAAGGACGAGTTCGCACGCACCGTCGAACTGGCCACGGCCTTCCTTCTGTGCGGCACCCTCTACAGCCTCGTCCCCTACGCCGAGGTCGCCGACACCCGCACCAAGAATCGGCGCCTAGGCCTAGGCCTCATGGGCGTCTACGAATGGCTCGCCATGCGCGGCCGGCCGTATGCCCCCGACGACGAGCTCGGCCAGTGGCTCGACGTCTATGCCACCTCGACCGACATCGCCGCCCGCTACGCCGACCGCCTCGGCATCTCCCGCCCGATCAAGACCCGAGCCATGGCCCCCACCGGCACCATCGGCATCCTCGCCGAATGCACCACCAGTTTGGAGC